GCAAGACCTTGGATGGTGTACTGCTTGCCACTAGAACTTACAATGACATCGTCTTCTTGACCAATACGTTTAATGCCAGCCTTGGCTTCTCCGCGTGAAGTTTCGTATTCAACCCAGTCTTTGCGAGTCTTATTGATAAGTTGTGCATAACCGTTGACGGCATCTGCAGAACGTGACAGCTCATCATTGGCTTCGCCAAGTGCTACACGTGCTTCATAGAGAGCATCCTCTGCTGCGTACAGCGCGGTCTGTGCTTTTGCTGCATCTGCTGGGGTTGCCTTGTTAGCGCGAGCAAGTGCCTTGTTGCGAGCAGCTTCTGCCTTCTTAAAAGCTTTTTCTGCTGGACCGACAATGTCTTGAGCCTTTTCCCATGCAGCAACTTTTGGTTCCATTTCGCTGCGGTACTGCTCAATTTCAAACTTAGCAGCCTCTGCTCGTTTACGAGCTTTAGCTTGAGGTGAGCCTGGCTTAAATCTTTTTAGCGATTCTGAACGAAGGCTCGTATTATATGCAACGTTATCCATTGCCTTAGATGAGTTGCGTACTAAATCAAATGATTCAAGCGCCATAGAGGCGCGAGCAAATGGGTCAATCATGGAGTTCTTAGGAATGTAAGCAAGACGAAGTAAGTTAAGGTTTGAGAAAACCATGTTAGCTAAGTCAAGGAACTGACCAGTGTTCATCGCAACTTTGGATGCTACTGCTCCGCGATATTGACCTTCAGTTACCTTTGTTCCTTTACCTGCTGCACGACGAGCATTAATAATTACTTCTGCTTCTAGTCGACGGAAGTCAAGCATTGGGATTGTTTGTGCTTCGTTTGAGTTTGAAATAAAATTCTGCACGTTAATCGAACCATCGTTATCAGGAATGAAACCATTCTTGACAGCAAATTGCTTGATGGTTGAACGTGACTCGTTAGCCTTATTACGCCATTGTTTAATCTGGTCAATAGCATCGGTAGGTGTACGAATATCTTGAAGGTCTGTTACGCCATAGAATTTAGCTAGGCGAATCATGACCATCTCTTCGATTTCACCTAAAGCGATAGCACGTTGCGTATCATCCTGTGCATTGAGAAACTTGTTTACCATCTTGCGCTTGAACAATGCGCCTGAGTCTCCACTTAAAAACTGAAGACGGTTAAGGTCTGATAGTAAATCATTAGATGCTTCGAAAGAACGAGGGTTAGAGATATTAATATATCCCTGTGGACGACCTGAACCAACCCAAGCAATTGTACGAATGACTCTGTCATAAGTATTTGTTTGGTAAACTTGTGTCTTCCAACCTTCGGCACCATCGGCACCAAACAACTTAAGGTCACCGTATTGCGCTTGAAGCGCAATTTTCTTCTTGGCAAGACCAAGTGATTCAAGTGCAGCAAAACGTCCTGGACGGTAATCTGAAAGCTGATAACCGCGAGGTATGTTGTTTGCAAATTCTTCTAAGGCACGAGCAAGTTTAGGGTCAGATGACTTCTTAGCATCAAGGATGCGTTGCATTCTTGATACCATCTTAGGGTCCAGAAGTTCTTCATTTAACTTCGACCAATCAGAAATAGGGGAAGTCTTATCAAACCCATAGTCATCTATATGGTCAGCATCGAGTGGCTTACTATTAAAAAAGCGGTTGAATGCGTCCAAGTCACCGCGTTCTGCTAGCAAGTAATCTGCTACATCGCGGTGGTTATCTAATCTAGATACAATTGTTGCTGTACGGTATGGGTTTGCTGTTTCGCTAATAAGCGGATTAGCAGCAAGCTTAGTTAAATCTTTTTCTTTAACTGCGTCATCGACCAACACGGTAACACCGCTTTTGGTACGTTGGGTAGCTGGCAATACAGATTCAGTGACTGCTGTCTCAAGTTCCTCACGAAACTTGTTAACGTCATCTGGTGTAGCAAGACGCTTTGGTCCAGCAACTTTCTTTCCAGCATAGCGAATAGTTCCGCCAGCACCTTTAGTTCCAAGTGCAGCTAAAGCTAAATCAGTAGAACCAGATGCAACAATACCAATCCATTCATCCCTGAATGCCTTGTCACGCTTCTTGTCATTAAAGATATCAAAGTCTTCATCAAGAAACGTAGTGTTTGTTACATCGCCTAATACTGGTGATGCAATCTTTCCAACACCGCCAGCAAGTGCTTGACCCATTGAAATCTTTTCAGATTGCTTCTTGGCATAACGGAAAGATTCAATAACGTTTCCTTTGCCAGCAGCCATAGCCTGTGGCGTAAGAAGTGCAGTTGATACTGCCTGAGTAGCTGGCTGAACAACACGTGTGCCAAATGTTTCAAGGACGCGCATTGCTGGGTTAAGAACTGCGCCAAGAATTGGCTTCTTCTTACCTGCTTCAAGTGCTTCTGCTACCTTGGGTACGATAGCTGCTTCAGCTTTTCCTACCTTGGTTTTGTCAGTTTGCTTTTTAAAATCATCTACTTTAGATGTTTTAACTTTAGAAGGTTGCTGTCCATACTGTGGGTCATTCCACCATTCCGTCATTGACACCTGGTGTGACCTCCTTCTTAACAGTCAATTCTTCTAATAGAGCAAGTCGGTCATCATCGTTTGGGAAATTCATACGTGCGATATCCCAAGCTAATGGAGCCATGTCAAAGCCAAGGTACTCAAGGTTCTCTTCGAACTTCTTGAGTGCTCTCATTCGGTTTGACTCCTTAGATATTTAACAAATGCTTTCATTGTGCCAGTTGAGTTTGGCGATTCTGCGAATCGCATCATCAATGGCATGTACTTTGCTATCTTGTTTAGGTCATCTAGTTGAACATCAACTGGAGACTTAATACCCAAGATTTCTCTACCTGGTCCTGGACCTGAATTAACGCCCGCTGTTACAGGTTCGTTTGGTCTACGAGTTGGAGCAGTTAAAGGCAAAGCACCTGCCATTGGGTTTGATGCTTTTTGAGTAGGTGCTTTTGCCATTGGTGCTGCTGCTTGCTGTGCTTGAAACTGCTTCTGCTCGCCGTAGGCAGCATTAGGTAGTCTCTTTGCTCCTTGCATATCTGTTCGCTTGGCGAACTTGCCTGGACCTGAAGGCTGCATCATTGACATTGTTTACCTATTTCTTTTTAACGTTAACCTTTGTACCAGACCAAATAGCTGCACCCTTTTTGTACTTAGGATTGCTCATAAGTTCAGGGTTTAGTTTGCGTACTTCGGCTAATGAAAGACCTGAGTTCTTAGCGATACCTGACAAGGTGTCGCCCTTCTTAACTGTGTACTTAGTGGTTGAACCACCTGCACCAACAGTTGGCTTTGTTGAAGAAGCAGTTGCTGAAGGACGTGTCTTAGAGCCAGCCTTATATGCTGCTGTTCCTGGTACTAGGCTCTCTCCGCCTTTACCATAACGTAATCCCTTATTAGCTTTTGCTGTTGCAGCTTCTTGCTTCTTAATCTTTGCATTAAGTTCATCCATGCGCTGACGACGAGTCTTACCAACAAGACCCATAGTTGCAAGATTCGCAAGGCTACTTGCTTGTGTTGCAGCACCTTCTTTAGCAGACATTGGCTTTTCGCCAAGCTTTGCCTTGAGACGATTAATCTCAGTAAGGTCTTTAGCGGTTGAACCTTTAACTACTGAACCAACTTCTCCAGCTAGCATAGCTAGTGGGAACTTCTTAGCAATAAACTTGCTAGCACGAACTGTCTTTGAACCTTTTTTAACAGGTGCTGTAACCTTCTTTGGTTCTGGCTTTGGTGTAGTTGCTGCAGGTTTAGGTGCAGGCTTAGAAGCTTTAGGCTTTGTTTGACTCTTAGCGTCAAGACGCTCTTTAGTCTTCTTAAGATATGCATCTTCATTTGCGCGAAGTGATGCATCCGTAGGACGTGTTGGAGTCTTAACGTTTGTTGGAGTCGTCTTGGTTGTTTCCTTTGGCATTCTTACTGGTGCTTCTGCTGTAGGATTCTTAAACAACCTTGGGTTAGCTTTTTTAGCTGCATCTGCTGGGGTCTTACCTGCATTACGTGCTGCTTGATACTTAGAAGGCTTTTCTGTCTTAGCGCCTGGCTTATTTGCTCTCCAGTTCTTGCGCTCTTCTGGTGTCATGTTCTTCCATGCTGCCTTATTTGCAGCAGAACGAGCTGCTCTTGCAGCAGACTTACCACCTTTAGCAACAGTTTTAGCTGTCTTAGCAGCAGTAGCTGCTTTGCCTACAACTTTTGCAACATTCTTAACGTCAACTGGTGGCTTCTTAGAAGCAGAAGGCTTCTTTGTTGCTGCCTTCTTCTTAGCAGGTGATTCTTTCTTGCCTGACATGATTTCTTCGGCACGAGCCTTAGATACAACCTTGCCATCTTCTACAAGAGATGAACCATTTCCTGCTGAAGTTGCTTTAGCTGCTCTAGAAACTTCTGATTCAGCAGGTGAGGCTTTCTTTCCAGCGTATTCGCCGAACTCTTCACGCATTGCATCTTGGAATCTTGCACGAGATGCAGCTTGCTGCATGTTGTATTCAGACTTGCTGAGATATGCATTCTTGCCAAGTTCAGACTTAGCTGTTTTCTTTACTTCATCAGCAATTTGCTTATCTTCTAAACTAATCTTTAGCTTAGGGTCACGCTTTCCTGCTTGCTTCTTGCCAGGAAATGCTGCTTTAGCAGCAGGTTTGGCAGCCTGTTTTGCCTGCCGATATTTTCTTGTTGTTGGCTTCTTGGCTGCCATGGTTATCCTTTACTTAAGCTTTTGGTTGTTACCCTTGATGGTCTTTGGAGCCTTTGCTACATCAACTTGTCCTAGTCCTACACCCTTACCGCCATTCTTCTTGCCTGCGTGTCCTGGGTGGACTGGAGCCTTTGCCATCTTTCCTTGCTTTCCGAACATTTTTTCTCCTTGTTTATGCTGGTATTTGACGAGTTACTCTTGCAGCGAGATTAGGGTTTCCTCCGCCAGTTAAACCTGCAAGAAGTTCTTGCATTGCTGGACGTTCTTGTTGGAATTCTGGCTGTTCGCCACCCATACCCTGCTCAGGTGCTGCTCCCTGTGGAGGCATTCCTGGTGCTTGAGGTTGTTTTGGTGCTGGTTCTGGCTTGAACGCTTTGGCAACCGCATCTTCTAGCGGTGTACCCTTCTTACGTTCATCAATAACTGCAGCCATTCTTTCAACAATCTTCATTGGGTCTTGACCTTGCATAACCATTTGTGGAATTGCTTGAGCCATTGACGCAACTGACGCCTTAAGGGAGTCACGCATCTCTTCAATGTCGATTGCTCGCTCTTCTTCTCCAGCATTGAGCGAAATCGGTAGATTGCGACGTAGCATCCCGCGAGAGATTAGCTTGTCGCCACGAGCTTGAAGACCCCATACAAGCGCTCTGTTAGGGTCTAGACCTGCCATTAGTCCGTATTCAACCGTAACTCCGTAGTTACCGTTAATGTCGGCTGATGGTTTGTACTTTAACTTGTAAGGAACACCGTTTGCTGTAGCAGATACTTCACGTGTAACTTCCTTGAAGTAAACTTCATCGGTTGCTAGTGCAAGCGAAATAGCTTGACCAATTGCCTCACCAAGTACTGATTGAATAACTTTAATTTGTGAATCGAATCCAGCCATAAGTGCCTTGACACCTTGACCAGTAACGATAGAACCTTCTGCTTGTCCTGCACGTGCCTGTGGGAAACGAGTTCCCAACTTCATTTCATCGGCTAGGACATTGTTTTCCGCGAATGCGAACTGAGGTACGTCCAGATTAATACGACGAATTTTCTCAGGGGAGTTAGAACGAATAACTGAATCAGGACCAACGGAAAGCTGAGTAACATCAGTAGGCAAAGCAAGAGGAGCTTCAACAGACTTTTGAACAGCTTCCATGGTAAGAAGAGCAAGTCGCGCTTTGGCTGCATAAACAGGTAGTACATCGTCGAATGAGCCACGGACTTCTCCGTCGAGAGAAGGACGTTGAGCAATCGCAACTGGGACTTTACCGAGTTTGTTTGGTGTCTGTGCAAGTACTGCTCCCCCTCGTTCTGGGATAAACATAATTGCTTGCTTCTTATCGGTCCATCGTACAACCTCAAGAAGTTGGTTTGTATCTCCACGAGAGAACGCACCTGTTTGTAGAATCTTGTCAGCATACTCAGGGAACTGAGCTGCTAAATCTCCCGCCTTACGATAGTAAGAGCGAGCATAAACTTGGACTTCGCCAAATCTATCAACGTCGTAATACGCACCCATGGAGTTCTCAACATGGATATGTGGGCGACGTTCTTTAAAGTTAGGTTCCACACGGAATACAACGAATCCGTATGTACCCAACTGGTCTGCGCCACGCAGTAGTTCCGTACCAAGACGTGATGAAGCTACATAGTAATTACAAATCTTTGTACGCTTATCGGCTTTGGTACGCTGGGAATCATCGAGAGATGAATCTCCAGCAGCAGTAATGGTAGGTAGAACACCAGCTTGCTCAGATACATCACGAGCTACAACGTCGATGAGGTTAGCAATGATTGGACGTGACCAAGTTCCTTCTGGGAACAAGCCACGAAATACTTGGTCTGCTTGACCAGCACGAACTAAAGCTACCTCGCGCATGCGCTTATCGCGCTCGGCGTTTCTAGCTT